CACTCACACATCAAGCAGTAGAGTTCGCTATCCCATAAATCTATTAACGCATTACAATTAGGACACTCGAACTTGTTTTCCTCATACGCAGTAGGTTCGAAGTGCTTGTCTGCTACTACTATATCATACACACTAGCCTCATACTTGTAAGTCGGGGTAGCCTTATGTGAATTATTACTCCACCATATACCATTGTCGTCCCAACTACCAGCGTTCTCGTTGATAATATACATCTTATACTTAGCACTAGGGTCATTGGTCATAACTGCTACCTTACTACCACTAGCCCACGAACTCATCATATCATATAGATAGTCATCATCTAGCGCAGACACACCGCCTAGTCGTGGCAGTAATTCCTCTGCTAAGATACGAGTATCGCTACGCTTATCATCTTTAGGTATTAGAATATCTAACACGCCATTGTGCGCTAAGTAAGTATCGTGCTCACCCACTACCTTAAATGGGTGGCAATTAAGTTCGTTCTTAACTCCGTGAGTAGCATACCTAGCGTGCCACATAGCGTAGCCATTAGGATACTGCTCTCTAAGTTCTAAGAACCTGCTGATAGACTTCTTAGCCGACATACTGCGTTCAGATATAATACCACTACCAGTATCTATTGCGAACCCAAATCCGTGTGGGTTCTTACAAGCACCAGTAGTAAGTTCATCTTTACTCGGTGTGGAATTAGGATTACACACCACTAGCAAACACATACTTAACCCCCTTACGCATTGACTAACTCTTTACTATTTAGAACTAACTTATCCACTCTACTCATACGCATATAGAGTTCAGGATACCTGCCGTTGTTGGCTTGTATCCAATCAGCGAACCACTCCCAACTTAACGCACCCATTTTAACATCAGATAGGGTCAAGTCCCTTGTGTATTCTACTGTTGCGTGTGCTAATTGTATAGCACTAAGAACACTACTAGGGTTCATAGTTCCTCTAAAGAACCTGAGTTCTAGCGTGTGTTCGTTCTGCGTATTTACCGCAGAATATCTCTCGGTCATAGCCCTACTAGGGTGTGCGACCTTGTTTGCTAGCGTGAAGTATGGTCGGTCATACTCATCATACTGCCACACATCACTAAACTTAGCATAGGTAGAACTTCTACCGCCTAACTTCATCATCTTATCTGAGTTCTTATAGATAAGGGATAAGAACCTGTGCGTGTGTGCGCCACCCTTAAACCCTGCCCTGCTTATATGGATATGAAGTCCGCAACTCTTAGCGTCCCAACTCCTAGCAGTATGAACCTTGCGTAGATAGTCTAGCGTAGCCCATAAGTTCTTATGGTCAGCGAAGTAATCTAAGGTAGCAGGGTGGGATACTAACTCAAACCCACGATACCCGCCACTATTGATACTGCTATCCTCTTTAAGATAGGTGAAGTCGCCTAACATCTCCATTACATAACTAGCACTATCCTCTAGGTTGTTATCTCTAATCTCCATTTCCAATTCTATACCGAAGTGTAGTTTATTATTATCCTCACCATAGAATACTGGGTCGGGCTTGTAGGAGTATTGATTGATTAACCTACCACCACCACAATCCTCGCACTCACTTCTAGTATAATGGTCGCACTCATCACACCAATTAGCATTACTCTGACAACAACCTTCACACCAATAGACACCAATATCAGCAACCTCATAACTGCTATCGTTGTCTGAGTAAGTTTCCTCACAACTCTCACACCAGAAGGTATAGTTATCAGCGCATACTTCACAATAAGTGCCGTAGCCATTAACATATCTACTGTTATCAGCGTAGTCATATTCCTCACAACGCTCACACCATATACGACAATCCTCGCACAATAACTCACCACTACGATTAGTGACTAAGTCATCAGCCTTAAACTCACTATTACAATTATGGCAAGGAACTAGCCCTGTATCCTCTAAATCCTCAGACATAATCACTCTCCAATTCTACTAGATAACCCCACTTTAGCAGGGTATCGTTAGCATAGCAAGCGTGGCATAATAGTATATCATCTCCGATATACCCCTCTGATACCATACTAACGCTACACTCTAGGCAGTTCATATTAACTCCTTACTTTACCCGATACTTCGATTATTATATCACTAATCTTATTCTTTAGCAAGTCAGCAGATAGGGACATACCCTTAAAGTCGCCTCTATCATACCAGTTCGCTTGCGTTCTTAGAGAAGTTCTAATAAGTTCTAGTTCATCTCTAGTTAATTCTACTACTATGTTATCCATATTACTTGCGTTCTCTGAATAACTTGATACTTCTTAGGGTGATAGCGATTACCGCCATTAGAATTAAAGTTCTATGGGGTAGCCATATCTCACCGAAGTAAGTGCTTAGGTAGGTAGCAACGCTATCCACGCTAAACTCTTGGATTATCTCCATTACTCTCCTTATCTTTACAAGGGCAGGGCGGGTAAGAACCTAGATTAAGTCTGCCACACTTAGGGCAAACTACGAACCCTTTACTTACCATATCCTATCTCCTTGCTTATACCTAAGTATAGCATACTCAGGGCAACAAGTCAAGTTCTGACTTACGGCGTGTCCTAGTAGGGTATCGAACCCTAAGCATACCGAACCTATCGGCTAGGACTATCTTACAATTATAGGTAGTTCTCAGCAGGTCTAGCCATTAGACTAGCCATTAGAGCCTTGCGCTCATCAAGCGCAATTCTACGCAACTCATCAGCAGTTAAGGGTTTAGGGGTAGTGTCGGGCTTAGGTTTGGCGTTCTTAATAGTTCGCCTTGCCAACTTAACCGCTTGACTATCTTCGATAGCCACAATCAAATTGCCTGACTTATCACGCACCACTAAGTCAGTAAAGTAAGGCTTGCGTGGATATTGCCTACGCCACGCCTTACTAGTCTTAACCTTATGTGGTGGTATGATAATACTACCCATAACCCCGAAGGGATTATAGGACACTATCTTACCTTTCACTAGGGGCTTGATTAGGTAGTGAGTAAGTGGCTAAGAGCCTTCGGTCAGCGCACCCGCCAACACTACTAGGAAGGCGAACCCACCCACCTACTTACTACCCAATCAAACCTTTATTTAGTTATTAAGAGTATCTTACACGACTTAATCTAATAAGTCAAGTCCGACACGCCCTAACTTCTAAACTTCTTTATTTAGTTATATCGGGCTATCTCTAACCTGATAAGAGAATACTACCACGCCTAATCTTAGAAGTCAAGTCGTGTCGGTGTGATATACCTCACATCATATTAGGGCGGGATTATACCACACGCCTAAGAATAAGTCAAGTAGTTTAGGTGTGGTGTCTATCACACTATAAGTAATTAGGACAATAGGGGCGAATAGGACTATTGGGATATATTAGGGCAGATAGTCAAGAACCACGCATTAAGGACATAAGGGTATAAAGTATATCATATACCACAATAAGGACTAATCGGACATATAGTATAGGTAGGATTATATGTCGATAAGTCTATATGTCGATATGTCGATATTTGAGGGTAGGGTGTTTAATTCGCACACGGGGGGCATACATAGTATCCAACAATAATTTTCTGTTATATTAGCCCCCCTATATATATACAAACTAGTACAAATCGGACATTATAAAAAATATATCACCCTAAGTTGTTCGTTTTTCAGTTATTCACAGGTTATCTATATATGTAATATAAATTAATATATAGGGAGTTGTCTCCCTTTGATTCCGACAACTCCTATATAGAACAGTATATATAATAATATATATAATGGGTAACTTATGCCCGTTTATACCTACCGTTAAATAACCGTTTTTAGGGGTGCTATGGGACGCAAGCCAGGGGTGCAGTCGATACCCAAAGAGGTAGCACAAAAACAAGTCTTAGAAATCTTATCCCAAGGTTCCACCATTACCGACGCTATGCTATCTGTAGGTCGCAACGAGGTTACCTTCCGACAGTGGTCAATGCAAGACCCTGACTTCAAGGCTGAGGCTGATAAAGCCCGTCTTGCTGGTAAAGGTATCAAGGCTGATATGGCTACCCTAAAGGATATCTCCTTTGAGGATTTCTCTGAGCAGTTCCTAGACACACAACTTTTTGAACATCATAAAGACTGGGTAGATCTGATCGAAGGCCGAGAGCCTAGATGGATCCACCCCTCTATGACTTATGAACCTGCGGCCAACAACCGCGTTCTTATTAACGTACCACCCGAACACGCTAAGTCCACAGTTATCACAATCAACTATGTAACCTATCGTATAGCCACTGACCCCAATGTTAGAATCATTATAGTTTCTAAAACCCAGGGTATGGCTAGAAAATTTTTATCTGCTATTAAAACAAGAATGAGCCATCCTAACTGGACCAAACTCCAAATGAGTTTTGGACCCAATGGTGGTTATAAGGCAGATTCGCAGACTTGGTCTGCTGATATGATTTACTTAGGTACTGGACGCGACTCTGGCGAAAAGGATCCTACAGTACAGGCTTTAGGATTTGGGTCACAGATTTACGGTGCTCGCGCCGACCTAATTATCCTAGATGATGTGGTGATGAACTCAAACTCTCACGAGTGGGAAAAGCAAATTGAATGGCTTCAGAAAGAAGTCATCACCCGTTTAGGTCGACACGGAAAACTACTTATTGTAGGAACCCGTGTCGCACCTATTGATTTATATAAAATGATCCGAGATGGCGACCAATGGACAGGTGGCAAATCTCCGTTCACTTACTTCTCTCAACCAGCAGTATTAGAGTTTGATGAGAAGCCAGCAAATTGGAAAACATTATGGCCCTGGACAGATAGGGCTGAAGGCGACGTAGATGAAGCAAATGCAGAGGGACTATACCCTAAGTGGGATGGACCCTCGCTCTTTACTCGAAGGTCTGAGGTTGCTCCGTCAATCTGGGCTATGGTCTACCAACAAGAAGACATTGTCCAAGACTCCATCTTCCCACCATCAGCAATCGCAGGAAGTGTTAACGGAATGCGAAAACGCGGACCTCTTAAAGTTGGAATAGCAGGCCATCCAAGCCACGTTGACGGCGCTTATACTGTAATTGGTTTTGACCCCGCAGTATCTGGAAGATCTGCTTTCGTAGCAGTTACTTACAATAAGGCTGATTCAAAAATTTATGTTTTAGACTGCGTCAATATGGTTGATCCTTCCCCACAAAAAGAACGTGCTCTTATTGAAGAGTGGGTTGAAAGATATAAGCCTCAAGAATTTAGAGTTGAAATTAACGCTCATCAAAAAGCGTATCAGATGGATACCGACTTAGTTCAGTTTCTAGCCATAAACGGATGTAAGTTAAATCCGCACTATACTGGTAAGAACAAGTGGGATACATCGTTTGGTGTAGCCTCTATGTCTGCCTTGTTTGGCAGCCTGAGGGACGGCAGATTTCAAGATAATAATATAATAGAACTTCCATCCAATGAAGGTTCAGAAGGATTGAAGTCACTGGTTCAACAGTTAATTACTTGGAAGCCAGATACTAAAAACCCTACTGACTGTGTGATGGCTTTATGGTTTGCTATCATTAGAGTTCGAGAATTAATGCAACAGTCATCTTTTGCTACTAAATACCAAAACAATCGATGGGCTACAAGACGACAAAAAGAATCAAGGTTCGGAATTAATTTAGACGAGGCCTTTGCTGAGCAATGGTCTGAAACTTATAGTTAGGATATAAATGGCTCTATCAGTTGAGAATATCGCAGCACGAGTTCAATCACTCAAGTATCGTGCCTCAGAACGCGATGCCCGTGCTGGTGACGTACTCTCTGTTCGTCAAGGTAAGATATCAGAAGTTTACCCTGACTTTTTCCCAGAGGGCGTAGACACTAACGTAGTTGCAAACTTTATTGATATTGTTGCTAGAGATCTATCAGAAGTTATGGCACCCCTTCCTACAGTTAACTGTTCATCTGCCAGTCAGGTAAATGACCGTGCTCGTAGATTTGCTGATAACCGTACTCGCATTGCTTCTAACTATTTTAACCATTCTGACTTACAGGTCTCTATGTACACAGGGGCAGACTACTATGTAACATACGGTTTCCTCCCATTCATTATTGAATTGGATGAGGAATCAAAGATGCCACGCATCCGTGTAGAAAACCCAAGGATGGCTTATCCTGAATTTGATCGCTACGGACGATGTATTGCATTTGCGAAAATATACACACTTACGCTTGGTGAACTTGTATCACAATTCCCTGAATATGAAGTTCAGTTGCTAGGCAAAACAGGATTCAAGCAAGACGTTAATGGCTTAATAGAAATAGTTCGTTACTATGATAAAGACCAATCTGTGGTCTATATTCCAAGTAGAGATAATTTAATCTTATCTAAAGCAAATAATCCAATAGGCAAGATGATGGTAGTTATTGCCAAGCGTCCAACTGTTGACAGTGAGATGCGTGGACAGTTTGATGATGTAATTGGAATTCAGTTACTACGCAACCGCTTTGCTATGTTAGCAATGGAGGCTGCAGAGAAATCTGTTCAATCACCTATTGTACTACCAAGTGATGTTCAAGAACTTCAACTTGGTGGAGATGCTGTTATTAGAACAAACAACCCAGCAGGTGTTCGTCGTGTAGAACTTACACTACCACAAGGTGCATTCACTGAGCAAACATTACTTAATCAAGAATTAAGAGTTGGTGCTAGATATCCAGAAAGCAGAACTGGTAATGTTAATGCTTCTGTTGTTACTGGTCAAGGTGTACAGGCTCTTATGGGTGCCTTTGATACACAGGTTAAATCAGCCCAGGCAATATTTGCTGCAGCACTAAGAGATGTAATTGGAATTTGCTTTGAAGTAGATCAATCAGTATTTGATGAAATTAAAACAATTCGTGGCGTAGATGCTGGTTCCCCATATGCATTAGAGTATAAACCATCTAAAGACATTAAAGGCGATTACTCAGCCGATGTTCGTTATGGTATGCTTGCTGGTCTTAATCCAGCACAAGGACTTATATTTATGTTACAGGCTCTTGGAGGCAAGTTAATCTCCAAGGATATGGCGATGAGAGAGTTACCATTCAATGTTAATGTTACACAAGAGCAAGAGAAAATTGAAGTTGAAGATATGCGTAATGCTCTTGTTGCTTCACTTCAAGCATACACACAAGCCATACCACAAATGGCGGCTAATGGACAAGATCCAACTGACATTGTTGGAAAGATTGCTAGCGTTATTAAATCGCGACAAAAGGGACAAACAATTGAAGACGCAATAGAAGAAATCTTTGCGCCTAAACAACAAGTTCCTCCTGCTGGAGTAGCGCCTCAGGTTGAGCAACCGTCCCCTGCTCCCACGCCTTCAGTAGGAGGTCAATCTCCAATAGAAACACAACCACAACAAGTTCCAGATATACAAAGTTTATTATCTAGCCTAACATCTGCTGGTGGATCAAACGCAAGTGTAAGAACTATTCGACGCCGATAATTAAGTAGGGGACAATGACAACAATTATTGGAATAGAACATAAAGATCGCTGCTTTATAGTTGCTGATAGTCAAACAACTGATGCTGATGGTAGAATTTATACACATCCTGAAGTTAAAAAGATTTCAGATAGTGGTATGTTTTTAATTGCGGGATCTGGTGAAACATTACCCTGTGATATAGCACAACATATTTGGGAGCCACCAACTCCTACTAAGCAAGACCGAGAAGATTTATATCATTTTATGATTGTAAAGGCTATGCCATCTCTACGCAAGTGTATGACAGAGAATGGTTATAACTTTGATGAAGATACAAAAGAATCCCGCTTCCAGTTTATAATGGCTATAGGTGGGGAAATATTTGATGTTGACCAAGAGTTATCAATAAGTAAATCTGCAGACGGAGTATACGCTGCAGGATCTGGTGCAAATTATGCACTAGGTGCTTTATATGCTGGAGCAGATGCATTCGAGGCAATGGAAATTGCATCTAAACTTACAGCATTTACAGCAGGACCTTACATATCAAAAGAACAACCAAGAAAAATTAAGTAGGAGGAACAATGGCTGGAGTTAAAGGAAGAAGTGGTGGCGCTAATGGCGGACCACAATACAGCCCAACCAATGTTTCTGCAACTGGTGGTAATGGACAATCTGGAACACAAGCGGCAAAATATTATTCAGGTATGAGTTACGGACAAGGTAAGGCAACAATGCAACAACAACAATCTGCTCCTATGGCTGGAACTCCTACTGCGCCGTTAATGAATCCTATAGATTCATTTCCTCAAGCAACACCATTTTCTGAGCCATCAACAATGCCTACTACTCCAATTACTGATGGAGCGGCTATTGGTGCAGGTGCTGGTACGGAAGCACTATTGCTACCAAAAGAACAAGATAATGATGTTGAGAAACAAAGACTATTATCTTACTTACCAGCCTTAGAGGCAGCAGCACAAAGCCCAAATTCTTCACAAGCATTCCGTAATTATGTGAGAATTCTAAGGGCTAATCTTCTATGAGTGATAGAGAAGCCGCACAAAAAGCATATCAAGATATGCAGAAGTCGAAGAATCCTTCTGCCTTTGATACTATGGGTGCATTTAATAATTATTATGCTGGATGGAATGTTGACTCATCTAAATCTTTAGCGCTAGATATGGGAAGATATGTTCCTGCAACAAATAGAGCAGAGGCTACTGCCCAATTTAATCAATCTAAAACCCCAGTTGCAGATGATGGTAAAAGTTTCTGGCAGAGAGCATTTACTGGAATAGAAAAAGCCTATAACTTTACGACTCAAACAGTATCTTTTGGTTTAACATTGCCTGAAAAAAATAACCCTATGTGGAAAGATGAATTTTCACTAGATAAGGTTAAAGAAGCCTGGGATAAATCTAGAAATATATCTGCTGGTCGTTCTATTATGAGAACTACTGTAGGTAGACCCTTAGATGAACTAGAAGGAATCTTTAGTGGCATAGCAAAGACTGTAAGTTTTGGCAAACTATCTGGTGCTGATAAATTCTTACAAGACCACGTACTGTTTGCTGCAAACGACTTTGATATATTTAACAAACAAAAAGCCGAGAATGCTTTTCGTGAACAAAATGTTGGACGGTTCACCTCATTTGGTACAGATGTAGTGTCTAGATTTGTTCTTGACCCTACCATTATTGGTGGTAAACTTGTTAAGGGATATAAGGCTTTAAACTATACTGTTAAAGGCGTTAAAGAGTTAAATGCTATTCTTGCTGGGGAAAAGGCTGGAGTAAGAGCCAATAAAGTAAAAGCAACCTTTAATGAGTTCATTCAAAAAACAGATGGTATGGATGCCATTGAATTATTTAGAGTTAAGGCTATTAGAGAATCTGCTAACCCTGCATCTTTTGCAGATATACTTGCAGATGCAAATAAAATTGAAGACATTGCACTTCGCCATACAGCCAAGGCAGATATAATTAAGATGGCAATGGGTGACGCTGATGCTGCGACTAGATTACTAGCAACTAACCGCAACCTTGCTGTAAAAATTGGTAACTTACAGGACGAAGTTACTGGTGCTAAGTATCTAGGTGCTGGATTAGACAAGGCAAGTGGACAACTTACATTTGATTTAGTTAATAAAGGAACTGATTTAGAAAAAGCCACAGAAAATATACTTTTATATGAAGATGAATTGGCTGAATTAACTCAGAAATTAAATGCCGAGGCTATCCTAGATCCTACAAGAATACCACAATTTGATAAAGTGTCTGGTATTCGCAATGCTATTTCAGGAAGTCAAAAGTTTATTGACCTTCGTGCAGGTGCTGCAGGTGCTCCAGTTCGTGTTCTAACTGGATTTTTCTATAAGCGCCCTAGAGGTTGGATTGATTTTACAGACAATCAATCAGTTCAGACTGTAGATAATCTACTAAGTCGTGTACGCGGTGTAGCCGATAAGCAAGAAAAGTCTTATTTAGTAGAAATTAACTCTTTAAAGAATAAACTTAACACACAAACTCTTGCGCCAACAGAAGTAAAATTGCTTAAGACTAAGATTAACGGTCTTGAAGATGACTTAAAGAAGGCTTCATTTACGATTGAACGTAAGAATGTTTTGTTTAATGAATATGCTGCTGCTACAAATGCTGCAGAACGTGCAAATGCTTTTCAGAAAATTGAACAAGAACTGTTTAATACAGTTTCTAAACAATTTGGATTTGATGAAAGCGATATTCGCCAGGCTTGGTCTTTATTTTCAGGTGGTCGTGCTAAGGCACACAACATTATTCGTGAAAGAGCATACACTGGCGCTACAAAAACTCTTCCAGATGGACGAGTTGTACCAGTAGGTTCTAAAGCAACACCTATTCTTGGATCAGAAGACTTAAAATATATTATTCCTCTGCCATTAAATGAAACTCAACTAGTAAAACAGTTGCCAGTTCTTGATATTGACACAATGTACAATGCTTTAACCCGCTTAACTAGAGCACGTCGCTCAGATGCTGCTGGCGTCTACTATAAAAGCAAGGCTGGAGCAACAGATCTTGTAGATGGTTTAGATTCATTAATTAAATTTGAGGTTCTTGCTCGCATTGGTTACCCTGTACGTAACGTATCAGAGGGAATTATGCGTATTCTTACTACAACTGGTCCTATGGCTATTGTTGCTGGTCTAAAAGAATCTAGTCGTAAATTAATTGCAAATAGATTCTCTGGTGCATCACTAGATGATATTTATCGCTGGTCTGATGATGTGAAACTACAAACATATCGTGATGAACTAGATGCTATGCGTGATATTGCCGATGATCCTGACTTAATTGCTTCTCAAATTAAAGAGATTGATGGTATGTTAGATGGAACCATCAAAGTACAGGACAAGTTTGGATTAGGTCTACGTGAAGTAGATGGCATAACATATGAAGATGCTTTAGGTGCAACACCTGAGCGTGCTGAATTTATTAAGAATAGATTTATTTCTGAATCTGCAAAGATTGTCGATGCTCATTTGTCAAGCAGTAGAAATAAATTAAACAATGTATTTGAAACTACTGGTGACTTTGTAGTTGTTAAAGGTGATGATCCCAACTGGGCTCAGGCTTATGAAAGAGTAGTAAATCGTCAAGTTCGTAACTCTAAGATTACGCAGATTCTTTTACAGAACAAACCAAGGGAACAAGTTATTGATGAGGCTGAATACTTCTTATTACAGACCAAAGAAGGCCGAGATATATTAAAGGTTCTTGGTATGGGTAGAGATGCTCGTTCAATTGTTGAGGCTAATATGGATAACATTGATGAGTTATTTCCAGCCTTTGCAACTGGATTAAAAGAAATTGCTAAGACTCGTAAGATTACATCAGATGATATTATAAAGGCATTCGGTACAGATACACTAAATTATCCAGCAGTCAATGCTGCTCAGGTTGGTGCTGCTAATGGATCTCATCCAGCCGTAAGAATGCTATCATCTATTAGAGATAAGTTTTATAAAAACTTTGGAGAAATTCCAGAATCTAGTCTTGTTCGTCACCCATTGTTTGTTGATTTATATCGCAAACGTATGGATTCAACAATTAGAAATGCTATTGATACCTACCCTGGCGATGCAATACCACCAGAATATATCCGTAAATTAGAATCTAATGCACGTCAATGGGCTAGAGCAGAACTGCGTCGCTCTCTTTATGATACATCTGAGCGAGTAGATGCTGCCTATACAATGCGTTATGCCTTTCCATTCTTTGGTGCATTTACGGATGTGGCTGAAAAGTGGAGTCGTATTGTAGTAAATGACCCATCAGTATTTGGTAAACTACAAACTGTGTATAATTCTCCAGACCGTGTAGGTATTACTGAAGAGCGTGATGGTAAGACATACATCAATGTTCCTGGTGAGTGGGTAAAACGTGGTTCATTTGGCTTAGTAGATAGACCAATAGCCATACCTAAAACAAGTCTTGACCTTTTATTCCAAGGTAACTCTTGGTGGAATCCAGGCGCTGGATGGTTCGTTCAAATTGGTGCATCTCAACTAATTAATTTTATACCCGATTTAGAGCGTAATAAGTTGCTTAAAACTATATTACCTTATGGTCCAACTGGTACAAGTCCAGCAGAGTTTACTAAAGATTTACTTATTCAAAACCAAGCATTGCGTAAAGCGTGGGCTAGATTTGATGAGAATGATCCTACACGCCGTAATCTTACAGTTCTTATTGCAATGGAAGAAAACCAAAAGTATGATAATGGTTTACGTTCATCTCCTCCAACAGCAAAAGAAATTGATAATAAGGCTAAGAATATTCTTGCATTAGAGATAGCAGCAAGAGCAGTTCTTCCATTTGCTACAAACTTACGCTCTCCTTATCAATTCTATATTGATGAATGGCAGAGAATGCGAGAAGAGAATCCACAAAATGCATCAGAAAAATTCTATGATACATATGGAGAAGATTACTTCTTGTTTACCACTAGTTTATCAAAGAATAATACTGGTATTGCAGCAACTGTAGATGCAGAGAAACGCTCTAGAGAATTATCTGATATAATTGCAAAGAGTCCAGAGTATGGATGGTTTGTAGTAGGAGATGTCAATGCTGGTGAGTTCTCACCTAGTGTATATCAGAGCCAAAGAAATACTCCAGTTGCTCCTGGTAGCACAAAGAAGTTTCGAGAGTCTCAAGATCCTTATGATGCAGTAGCCGCTACCCAAGCAGAAAAAGGCTGGATTGTTTACAATAGAGGCATTGACATTATAGAGTCAGAACGTATTGCAAGGGGCTTAACTAGTCTAAATAGTTCCAATGCTCAAGACTTAAAAGAACGTAAGCAACAATTTATTGCTGATCTTGAGGCAGAAAATCCTGAATGGGCTAAGGTTCGTGGAAAAATTGATACTAATAAAATTGTTAATTTTCTAAGATTTTCTCAAGAACTAACATTAGATCCTAGAACTAAAGATAGATCTGATATCAAAGCAGTTGCTGACTATATTGATGGAAGAGAATATCTTCGTCAAATTCTTGCTACTAGAAGCAGTAAGTCAATTGATGCTAAAGATAATATGGATTTAAAAGAAATGTGGGATACATTTACTAGTTCATTGTTAGATGAATACATTTCTTTCAGTAGAGTATATACAAGAATTCTTGAAAAAGACGATCTTACGAAGGGCTTATAATGAGTAGTGCTTTAAATAAACTAAAATCTGGAAGTTTAAGTGGCGGTACTAGCACTGCTGGAAAAGTATATGTGGGTCCTGGTGCCAAAAAAACTATCAAGATGAAAAAGACTGGCGTAGAACTTGAAGTAGAATCTGACAATTTGACTATTTATGAGGCAAAGAAAAGATATCTTGATGATCCTAGTATTGAAACAGGATGGCTGAATACTCTTAAGAAAAATGGATATGGTGATGTAAGTCCAGCAAAGGGAAAAGCCTTATATGATTTTTCTGTTGATGAGGCTGCTAAATGGTACCAACAATCTGGCGGTAGCAAGAAGATAACACCTGAACAATACTTACAATGGTATGCTAAAGATGAAGGCGTTTCTGGTTCTGGACAACCTGCAGTAAGCGTTCAAAAGTACCTATTTCAACCTGAAGAAATTCAATCATTGATAGATGACACTTTAAAAACATCACTTAATCGTAAGGCTACCGATAGCGAAACAAAAGAATTTTATACTGCTATTCAAAAGATGATTGATGAGGGTACTGTTACCACTACTAAAAAAGTGGGTGGAAAAACTATATCTGAAACAAAGCCTGGATATTCTAAAGAAAAAGCACAGGCACTTATTACAGAAAAACTTAAGACAGATTCACCTCAAGACTTTCAAGAAAAACAAAGTTTAGATTTTGGTGACTTCCTTGCAAAGTTGAAGGGCTAATATGGCGGAATTAACAACAACAGCATATGGCATTACTTCTGATCTAATTAAAGCATTCCCTGAACTACAAAGAGTATATGATTTATATGTAGCAGGAGACCTAACACAGGCTGAATTAGAATACTATAAGACTGGATATTACAGAGGTCTTACTGTTACATCTAAGAATAGGGCTGGTCAAAAGGCATCTCAACCTGGTGTATATGCTCAAGGATTAGAAGCATATAAGGTAGAGCAACGCAGACGTCTTATTGCTAAAGGTATTAATCTAGATGAAACAACATTTAATTCAGTAATTCAAGATGCATACGATAAAGGTCTTGATGATGCTCAGATAGATCTACAAGCATTAAGTAAGTTTAAAGGGACTTTAGGTGGAGATACCTTAAGTAAGGTACAATCACTTGAAGAATACGCTGATACTTTTGGTATGAGTTATACTAAAACTACCCTAGATTCCTGGTCACAAGGTGTATTCTCAGGAACTAATACCTTAGCAGATATTCAAGAAAAGATTCGTAGAGATGCCGCTAGTGCATATCCTGTTTTTGCAGATGATATTAATAAAGGAACTAGCGTTGATGCACTTGCATCTGCCTATAAGTCTTCTATGGCAAACATATTAGAGATCGATGCTGACACTATATCCTATACTGATCCTACATTTCGTAGGGCATTACAGTATGTAGGAGCAGATGGTAAGCCAGCAATGAAACCTATCTGGCAATTTGAAGCAGAATTACGTCAAGATCCTCGTTGGGATTTAACAGATAATGGTAGGGCTACTATCGACTCACTGTCGCTTAAAGTTCTTAGAGATATGGGAGTAGCATAATGGCAGTTCCAGATAAAAATAAGCCCGATACCGCAGTTCGTGTAGAATCTGGTGATACTCTTAATGCTATTGCAAGAGCAAATGATTTAACACTTAAACAACTTTTAGACTTAAATCCAAAATTTACTACTGACCCTAAGTATCAAGGCGGTAATAGGATTTTTAGTAACACACTTGTAAACATTCAACCTGCGACTACTGATAAAACATCAGTAGGTAGCGGTGGATTTAATGAAGGTCCTGATGCAGCAAGAGCAGCGGCGGAAGCGGAAGCGCAACGAAAAGCAGAAGAAGAGGCTAGATTAAAAGCAGAGGCCGAGGCTAGAGCAAAGGCTGCACAAGATGCTTTAATTAAAGCACAAGCAGATGCAGCGGCAGCAGCAGGAGCAAACAATGCAATAGCATTAGCAAATGCACAGGCAGCACTAGCGGCAGCACAAGCACAGGCAAACGCAGCAAATGCAGCAGCAGCAACTGCTGCGCAAACTGCAGCACAGAATGCAGCAGCGACGGCAGCAGCAACAGCAGCAGCCGAGGCCGAAAAGGTTGCAGCGCAACGCGAGTCTATTGGTAAGATTGTATCAGACAGATTTGCTCAATATGGATTAGAATCACTTGGAGTTAAGGTCTTAGAACTTGCTCGCAAAGGTTATACTGAATCTACAATTACTTTAGAATTACAAAATACAGATGAATATAAAACTAGATTTGCGGCTAATGCCGAAAGAGTTAAGAAGGGCTTAACAGTCCTCAGTCCAGCAGAATATTTGAGTGTAGAAGATGCTTATCGTCAAACATTACGTGCATATGGTTTAACTCAATTTGATAACGATGCATATGTTCGTCAGTTTATATCTAATGATATATCACCATCTGAGTTATCTACTCGTGTAGTTACAGCAGTTCAGAGAGTTCAGAATGCTGATCCAATTATTGCTAGAACATTACGCGATTACTATGGAATTGGTGATGTTGATATGGTTGCTTATGTTCTTGATCCTAATCAGAAACTGCCTCAAATTCAACGTCAAGTTGCGGCAGCAGAAATTGGTGCAGCAGCAAGAGTTCAAGGACTTGAGGCTGGTGTATCTGTATCAGAACAACTTGCATCACAAGGTATTACTCAGGCAGAAGCACAAAAAGGATATGCAACTATTGCAGATATTCTACCTACCTCAGAAAAATTAAGTTCTATTTATGGAACTCAACTTCCTGGATATGGACAAGCAGAAGCAGAACAAGAAGTATTTAATACTTTAGCATCTGCACAACGTAAACGCAAGGCACTTTCTGAAAGAGAAATGGGAGCGTTCTCTGGTAAATCAGGAACATCTAGAGCATCTCTTTCATCTAAACCTAGCGGACAAATATAGAATCCTGACGCGGATCCATCGGCCCTCGCGCAGCGTACAAGACCGATAGCAAGATCCAGCCTGGTTCCCCGACCAGAATCTGAGGCTTGCGACTACAACGAATAGAAGGGTGGGTTGCTATGAGCAACAACTACTGGGATGAAGACGAAGACGACCTAGATACCGACAACGGTGTGCAATTGGAAGGAAGCGATTTACTTAAAAAATTGCGGAAAGCCAAGCGTAACGATGAGAAGCGTATCAAGGAACTTACTGAGCAACTTGAGGGATTATCCAAGGTGCAGCGTGAGCGTACAGTTAAAGAAGTCCTAGAAAAGAAGGGTGTCAACCTTAAAGCAGCAAGACTGGTTCTTAAAGATTTGGATGATGTTAACGAGGAGTCAGTTAATAACTGGCTTGATGATAACGCAGACTTATTTGGAATTACAGTTGCTAAAGAAGAGCCTAAAGCATCAGAACAAGACCGTGCCGCATTGCGTCAACAGGATGTTCTAACGCAAAATGCTATGACCCCAGACCGAGCAGAGGATTTAAATCTTCGCATCGATAACGCAGATTCAATGGATGCGTTATTGGATGTACTTCGCTCACAATAAAATTCCGTTCATAGTCACTTGGAGGTGACGATATGGCATATGTATCAACAGACTCCGCTTCTTTAGGCGGAACCGCTGGTGGTGCTGGTCTAGTACAGAAGGCGTATGACCGTCTTCTAGAATTCGC